TGTCAAAACGTTCTTTTTCTATCCTAGCTGCTTCTTGAGCTGCTCTATTGTCTATCGCTGATCTTGCTCTTGCAAAATCAGCATCTGAACCACCACTACCACTTCCTGCATCAAAAGCTGCTGAAGCGTCTTTATAATCATCATCACCAAAACCAGCATCAGCCCCATAGTAACCAGGACGTGTACCATCTTTTCTTGGTTTTACTAGTTGAAGTTGTTTAAATTGTTGTGCGTTTGTTATGGCCATCGTTCTATTCTATTTTGTTTCTCCAAATAAATCAAGGCTAGGCATGATTACTCTAACATCTTTTCTTATGTCAGATTCTGCAATTCCTTTAGCTTTCCACTCAGAATCGTCCTTGTATACCTCGCCTGTCTTCATATTTGTTATTGTTGTTATAATCTCTTTTGGTTCTATTACTGGGATATCTTTCATTATGTTGTTATCTCCTTTTTAATGTTTAGATAGCTAACCGCTACATCAAACGAATCTGTGTTGCTTGATAGCACGGTTAGGGTATTACCACCCTCAACCACTAAAGGTTGAGTAAGTAATTCTGTTGTAACATTTGCTGTTAATGCTGCTGACTTTATAGCTGTAATACTGTTATTTGTAACTGTGACTGTTGGTGTTCCGGCTGATGTGACTAGTATAGATTTGATAACATAAGTTTCACTAACCAAAGGATTACCTGTACCAAAAGGATTTATTGCACTTCCTGATGTGCTGTTATCTGTTCCTACAAATTTATATTGATTAGCCATTAGTTTACAAAAAAGTTAAACGCTTCAATTTCATCTTTTAATTCTTCTTGAAACGTTGAGTTTAATTTTTCTACAATAGCATCAAGATCTCTTACTTGAGCTTCCGCAGTCTGTACATCATATTCGTTTGATGGTCTAGTTATTACCTGTACAATTTTTGCCATTATCTACGTCCATCTGGTTGTACATCTAATCTAAAAGTTCCTAATTTCCAACTTTGATTAGTTGTTGTGTTTGCTATTTTTAATGCAACAGCTCTAGCCCTTGCACGTGTATCTACTTTTTTAGTAGATGATGAAACTGTAAATGGTCCAAGTGCTGAGCTTGCTTGTGTATCATTTGGAAAATCTCTTAGTAAAAATGTAATTTGTGTATTACCTGTTTGAGATATAAAGTCGGGTACAAATCTTCTTATCTTCATAAGATACTCACCATCTCCTTTAAATGTTGCAACACCTGTCTGTGTTCCTTGAGCCGATCTTTGTTGTGTAATATCAAAATCTCCTGATTCAATGCTTGCAACAATTGCTGTAGTTGCACCACCTTGAACTTGATCAGTTCCTGTTTCGTGTTGATAGTATATTGTTCTACCTTCTGTGTTGCCTACAACATCAAAAGATGTATCTGTTCCTGCTTCGTATGATAAAGCATGCGGATTACCAAATACTGCAGAATCTTCCCACATAGTTCTAGCTAATGAGCCAATAGTCCACACCGGTCTTTGTGGTGATGAATCAAAATAATTATATGTAACTTGTCTATTAACTACTGATGATCCTGTTGTTGGGTAAAACCAAGTAACTTCACCAAACAAGTTATTTAATCCTGCTGATACCATTTGGTTACCAGATTCTAAATTTATATTATCGTAAACAAAGTCTTCTACTAAACATGGTAGTGATTCTAGTTTACCAGCATATCTAAAAAAACCATTCTCTGACATCCAATAAGCAGCACCATCAACTTCTACACATGCATTCTGTCCTGCAAGTCCACAGTTAGTTCCAACTTGTGCGAATGCAAACGTAAATGGTTGACCAACAAAACGTTGAGTGAACAATGCAGTATCAGTCCAAACATAGATAGCGTCCCTACCTCTAATTGCTCCTCTGATCTGTGATCCGTCGGCCAGTCTTTGTGTACCAGCTGTATTGGTTGCTGTAGGTGTGTATGTGTTTATATCTTCTTGATCTGAAAATCTTACAAACATGTCATCTTGTGTAGATGTATCACCTATTGTTGTTTCTGTTCCAAAGAATACTAAGTGTCTATCCGGTGTTGATACTAACATGTGACGTGATGCAGTTGGTGCACCAGATATAATACTTGCTCTAATTGTTTCTGCGTTTGTTGCAGCAGAGTTCCATTCAAATACCGCACTGTCATGAATAAGACAAATTGCTTTGTCACCAAAATTATCTAGGGACCACATACCAGGTTCAAGAACTAAGTCACCTGATGCAGCCTCTCCCCATGCTACAAAGTTTGTTGTGCTGGTAACTGTTGCTCCACCACTATGAGCTGCAGCAGTTGTTCCTCTAACTTCTCTTGTTACACCTGTAAGTTCATTACCAGATATACCTGTGTATGAAATTTCTTCGTTATCTATTTTTATAAAGTTTGTACCTGCATCTGGAAACTGAGATACATCATTTAATATAATTCCTGTTGTTACAGCATCATTAATACCATTTGTTAATGTAGTTGTAGGTTCACCTGCTACTTCACCACCCCATGATCCAAGTGACCAACCAAAACCTTGAGCTTGTACAGCTGGTCCTACAGGATAATAATGTTGTACTCTAATACCACCTGATGTTGTTGCACCAGATCCAGATTCATTACCTGGCATTGTAATTGTAATAGTTGTACTTGTAGGTACAGTTGTTACCATAAATTTTTTATCATCAAAATCAGCTGCTGTATAATTAGAATTAGTAATAGTAGTAAAATTATCTAATAAAATTATATCTTGTGCACTTATATTATGTGGAGAACTAAATGTTATTGTAACAGTTGGTGATCCATTAGTTGTGCTAAATGCATTAGAAAGAGTTGTTGTAGATTTGATAGGATGTATGTCATAAAACACACCACCTGAGTATGCATATAAAATTCTGTTTGTACCAATAATTGCGTATTTTCTAGCTTTACTATTTACAAAATGATGAAGTCCACGTCCTGCACCAGTAAGAGCATCATCACCTAATTGCTTCCAACCACCTATTTTTTCAGGTGTGCCATACCTAAATCTTACATTATCGCAGTCAGTCCATTGACCTTCTGCTGTTGTAGGTGTTATCTGTTTATTAATTCCAGGCTGAAATCCTATCTTTTGTAACATATATCTCCAGATTATATTAGATTGCGTTGATATTCAACGTTATTTGGGTATACCCAACATAGGTCTTTTATCATACAAATTGGTTTTTGCAAATCTTCCATCTGCATGATTATAGTGTAAAAACACTTGTCCGCAAAGCTTTCCTTCAAAAGGTTTACGCCAATGCTCTAATTCACAGCCAGAATAGATAAGCATATCACCAGGTTTTAGATTAACTTCTACACCTAATGGTGCACCTGGTTTTACAATACCTTTGTATTCTTCAATAACATTATCTGCTCCCGTAGGATCTAGATAGATAGGCCAGTGATCACCACCTAAACATAGTGTGGTTGATATCTCACAACTAGGTCTATCTTTGTGTCTGTTTAAAATATTGCCTGTTCTATAGAGTCTTGTGTAAGAATAAGTAGGTACTAGTTTAAGTCCTGTTTTCTTTTGCATAACATCAATAGTTTTAACTAATAAAACTTCCATAAATCTATCTGCATATTTGGCATAAGATCCTGGTACTTGTGGATCATGAAAGTTACCAACTAATGGATTACCTTTATGTGTGGTATAATTGTTTATCATCCAGTTATCAGCCTCTGCGGATATTTGTAAATATCTATAAGCAACATCTGCTATTTCTTTTGATATAGCACCACGTATGACTTGATATTTATTTTTCTTAAAACTCATATTTGTATAAAATTATAAGACACAGATATTCTCCAGTTTTTTTCACCTTTATCTGTATTTAAATTTATATCTACACCATGGGGAAGCCAACTAGGAAAAAAGATCATACGACCTTCTACAGGTTCATAAGCACACACTCTCCATAATGCTTCTGGCATATTCTCTACTCTTCTAGGCATATGTGTATTAGGTCCTGGTCTAGGATCTTCTAAAAATAATTTACCTGAGTTTTTTGGTACTTTAATATAATATACCCCTGACCACATAGAGTTAGGATGTGTATGTGTTTTGTTATAACTATAAGTAGGATTAATATTAGCCCACATATTACCCAAACCTAACTTACCCGTAATACCATAATCTTTATTACACTCCTCAGCCATCTTAAATAATTCTTGAATTAAAGGTTGATACTCTTTTCGTTTATCCATATCTGTTTTACTGTGCCAACCAAAACCAGAGTTTGTTTTCTTTTCACCTTCAGGATCTGTTTTACGCCACTTCTTTATTTCTTTGAATAAATATTTATTAAGTTCTTTAGCGTTAGGTATATCTTTAAAATACACTGGAGTTGGAAATAATACTTTTCTTTGTAATGTCATTTAAATGGTGGTCCTCCAAACCACATCACTAAAGATTTTCTCACACCTTTTTTAACTGGTGCAACTTTGTGTCGTAAAAATGATGCAAAAAATATAGCTTGTCCTTGTTTCAAGGGCAGTGGCTTGTTATCACCCATCTCTGAAAACGTAAGTTCACCACCTGTAAACTCTGATGGATCTGATAATAAACATGTCATAGATATTTTACGTATTGGATTTTGACCATCTTGACCAAAAGCATTTAGATCCATATGCCAATCATAAAAACCACCTTTAGGATAAACCGTAAACTGTGCAGGCTCTGTAAGTCTTACACCATCAAAATAAAAATGATTTAAGTTTACAATAGATAATTGATTTTCAATAACTTTATACATCTGTGGTAATTTATCAAAAGGTATCCAAGATATTGTTGTAACTCTTTTTTTAGTATCATACTTACCTCCTTCGCCTCCACCAACTTTTGCTTGTTCTGGTGCACACTGATTACCAGCATCAATAATCATCTTACATTGTTCTGGTGTAAATATGGGTTCTGTTGTTTGGGCAACATAAGATTGCCATCTAGGCATTCGCGGTACTTGTGTCATTCGTTTTGCCCTGATCCAGTTCTCGAAGATACAGGATTATAATCAACATCTACATTACAAACTAATGTTCTTCTTTTTTCTTTAGTTCCGTTAAATGGATATACACAGTGTCTCATATCATAAGGAAAAACATAAAAGTCTCCTATCTTCATTTCAGGTGAATAATCTGTTTTAGAAAATTGTCCATTAGCTGCGCCTATGATTTGTAGTCTACCATTCATGGGTTTTGATTCTGCAGAATATTCTACGCCTGTGTCTTTAGGTAATTTTAAAATCATCACAGAAGATAGACCTGTATAAAGTTTACCTTGGTGTATGTGCACAGGATTATATTCGTGTGCTTTCATTTCATTAACCCAAATAGAATTTATAGATTTTTGTGTTGGACCTATCTTGTTCCAATCTGTGTAATGATCAAAGACAGTGTGAAACCATTTTAATATATCTTGTGGTAGAAAAGAATGCTGATGCATCTTATCATTGTTAGGACCTGAATAAAATAAAGATACTTCATCCTCTATTTTACCTACCAATTGTTTATTGGCTTTTGGTAATTGTTTCTTTTGTTTTTCATAGATCTCATTAAGACCTACAAAAATTTCTAAAGGGACTTTGTATTTTAAAACCGTTTGCCCTAGATAGACAAAGTCGAAGTTCATTTTATTTTTTTAGTTTTTTTACTATCTAAAGATAATGTATTATCTTTTATACCTTTTTCTAAAGCTTCCAATTGACCTAGTATATTAAACACTTCTGGTTGTGTTGTACCAGGAGTTATAGTTTGTTTTTGTCTTTGGAATCTTAACAAATATGATTTAGCTTGGTGCGTATTTACATCTTTGTCATCAAAAGAACCATCGTGAAACTCTTTTTTAAGTTTAGACCAAGTAGCAACTTCTCTCATTCTATGTTTAGCAACAAGTTCCATACTTGCTTTACCATAAAGTTTTTCTTCTAACTCTATTTGTTTAAGTTCTTTTTCTAATGGATCTTTTTCTTTTTTAATATCACGTTTTAATTTTTTTATCTCAACTTCATTTTTTCTCGCATCAAATGATAGATGAACTAAATTTTCAAAGTGTGTATTCTGTTCTCTTACAGACTGCCAATACTTTGCAGCTTTGGTTGGATATTTATTGTCGGATAATACAGAGAATCTCATTTCTGTTTCTGTACGAAACATTTGTTTCTTCATCCATGTATCTTGTAACTCTGGTATTAATTTTTTAAAACTTTTAACATCATCTTTATCTAAGATGTTTGTTAAATACTTTGACTCAGTCTCAAGTTTAGTTGCTATATTACGTTTTTCTTTTGACATATTTTCTCCTTTATTATTTCTAATCTGTATATATACCTTTTTATAGAAAGGTCAAGTCTACGATAACGTTACTGTAGCTAACGCAGCATCAGCTGTCCATTCTTCTGTAGCATTTGTTATTGTACCTGGTACTGAACCTGCATAAGCTAGAGCAGAAACACCAGAACCAGCATTTCCTGAATCAAATCTAACTGTTGCTAAATCTGCACCTTCAGACCATGATGAACCATTCCATACTTCTGTTTCACCTTTATAACTTGCACCAACTAAACCTCCAAATGCAAGAGCTTGTGATGAAGAAGTTCCAGCACCAGCTATATAAGTTCTTGCTGTATTTAAATTATTTACTTCAGTCCAACTTGTTCCGTCCCATTTTTCTGTTAAATTAACACCGCCAGGTTCTGGTGAACCTCCAAAAGCTAAAGCATCTGTTTGAATGCCTGCTCCTCCATGAGAATATCTACCAGAGTTTAAATTATTTACTTCTGTCCAAGCGCTTCCATTCCAAGATTCTGTGTTAGCATTTGTTGGTGTAGGCGTTCCTCCAAATATTAAACTAGCGGTTTGTGTTCCAGCTTGAAATGTTGTGCTATGAGAACTATTTAAATCCCCAACTTCAGTCCAAGAGGACCCATCCCAACTTTCATTAATAGTAGTAGCAGAACCAGTATTTCCAGAAGAAAGTAATGCTGCAGTATTAGTTCCTGCTGCGCCTGCACTATTTCTTGCAGTGTTTATATCTCCAACTTCTGTCCAAGTAGAACCATTATACGATTCATTGTTAGCTATTTTAGCTGGAACACTTCCTCCTATAGCCAATGCTGACGTTTGAGTGCCTTGTGTTCCTTTACCTGGACTAGACCTTGCTGTATTTAAATTACCACCACTAGACCATGTTGCTGTAGGTAAGCCCGCCGCTTTTCCAAAAGCTTTTAACGTTGTGCCCCCAGATAAAAATATATCACCTTCTGTTAAGATAGCCGATGTTGGAGGTGCAACTGAAAATTCTTCTGTAACACCAGTTGTAGGAGGTTCGCCACCAACAGCTAAACCTGCAGTTGATGTACCGTTACCACCTAATTGACCTCTTCCTGTAGTTAAGTCTGCGACCTCTGTCCAACTAGAACCATTCCAAAATTCTGTATTAGCAATATTAGGCGCTCCACCAAAAATTAAAGCTTCTGTAGTAGTTCCTGCAGCAGCTCCTGCGTTTCTTCCAGTATTTGTGTCTCCAACTTCAGTCCAAGATGATCCATTCCATAATTCATTAATAGATGAATTAGGATTACCAGTAATTGCTAAAGCAGCTGTATTAGTTCCTGTTCCTGCTATACCATATCTTGCAGTATTTAGATCTCCAACCTCAGTCCAGCTAGATCCATTCCATAATTCATTAACAGCAACAGGAGATCCTGTATAACCACCAAAAACCAATGCATTTGTATTACTAGACCCTGCACCGCCTCCATTTCTTCTTGCTGTGTTTAAATCCGTTGTTTCTGTCCAAGCTGATCCATTCCAAGACTCTACATTAGCTGTGTTTGATCCTCCAGATACTTCTCCACCAGAAGATAAAGCAGAATTATAAACTCCAGCTTCATAACCTGCTTGCCTTGCAGTATTCAAGTCTCCAACTTCGGTCCATGATGATCCGTCATATTGTTCTGTTAATGCTGAATATGGAGGTTGCCAACCAGAAAACGCTAAAGCTTGAGTTTGAGTTCCTACTGATTTTAAAGCATATCTTGCAGTATTTAAACTTCCACCACTAGACCAAGATGCTCCAGCCACTCCTCCAACAACTGGATCGCTGTCTCTTGTTTGTACTGTAATTCCTTTTACTTCTCTATACTTTGCCATAATTAACTCGTTGTAATTGTTTTATTAGCTAAACTTGCTGTCCACTCTTCTGATTGTGAAGTTGCTGGAGGTCCTCCTCCTGCTGCAAGTGCACTTGTCGCTGAATTTTTACCGCTAGCAGCTCTAGCAGCTGTCGATAAATCATTTAACTCTGTCCAAGAAGAACCGTTCCAAACTTCAGTGTTAGCTACATCAGTTGATACATATCCTCCAAAAGCAAGAGCTTGTGTTTGAGTACCTGAACCCGCTAAAAAATATCTTGCAGTATTTAAATTATTTACTTCTGTCCAACTTGATCCATCCCAAGATTCTGTATTAGCAGTTGTAGGTTCTCCACCAAAAACTAATCCTTCTGTTTGAGTCCCTGCCGCCCCTCCACTTATACGAGCTGTGTTAAGATCACTTACTTCAGTCCATGAAGATCCATTCCATGATTCAACACTAGCAACAAAAGTAGTAGTATAACCACCTGCATATAAAGAAGCAGGAGCCGCTAAACCAACACCCATACCTTGTCTTCTAGCAGTATTTACATCAGTGGTTTCAGTCCATGAAGATCCATTCCAAGCTTCTACATTTGCAAGATTTGAATCTGTTCCTGCAATTACTAATGCAAGTGTTAATGTTCCCGTTCCAGCAGTTTTATCTCTTGCTGTATTTAAATCAGCATCTTCTGTAAAAGCAGTTCCATTATAAGATTCGTTTAAAACTGAAGTAGATGCTGTAGATGTTCCTCCAGCAAATATTCTTGCAGATTCATTACTTGCTCCCGATCCTGCTGCATAAAATCTTCCAGTATTCATTGTACCACCAGATGACCAAGAGGTGCTTGGTATATCTAATATTGTTTCTTTAAAAGTGTTTGTTGTTGAATTATAATATAATTGTCCTTCAGTACTTTTTGAAAATGTTGCAGCTGGTGTTGTTGTCCATTCTTCTGTAGTAGCAACAGTGGTTGTAGTATATCCTCCAGCATAAATTGCATTTGTATTTGATATACCAGCGCCATCTGCATAACTTCTTGCAGCTGATAAATCTGCTAACTCTGTCCAGCTAGATCCATCCCAAGCTTCTGTTTCAGCGTCTACTGTTCCTCCTTGATTTGAACCACCATAAATTAATGCACTAGTATAAGTTCCAGCTGCACCGCCATTATATCTTGCTGTATTTATATCTCCAGTTTCAGTCCACGAAGAACCATTCCATAATTCTGCTTTAGTTTGTACACCTGGTTCTACAGAACCACCTGAAACTATTGCATTAGTGTTATCTCCTGATACAAATGGGCCATTTCTAGCAGTATTCATTTCAGCTATTTCAGTCCAACTTGTACCATCATAGGATTCAACTTCACTTGCTACCCCTGGACTTTTCCAACCACCCACACAAAGTGCTTCTGTATAAGCTAAAGAACCAGATCCTAATGAAAGTCTTGCTGTGTTTAAATCGTTTCCTTCTGTCCAATTTGTACCATCCCAAGTTTCTGAAACAGCAGTTTTACCTGGAGTTTCACCACCAAATCCTAATGCTGCTCCTTGAGTTCCTTGACCACCTAAATAAAACCTTGAAGTATTTATGTTATTAAGTTCTGTCCAACTTGAACCATTATAAGATTCTGTATTATTAACAACTCCACCACCATTATTACCAGCAAAAGCTAAACTAGATGAGTTGCTTATACCACTAGCGCCAACACCATATCGCCCTGTGTTTAAAGATCCACCACTAGCCCATGATCCTGTAGATGCTTGAGACGCAGCTGGATCGCTAGACAGTGTTTGAACTGTAAATCCTTTTATATCTGAATAATTTGCCATAGGCTAAAGACTATGGAAGATTATATAATGTAGGTCTTGGGTTTCGCTCTTGCTCTTCAGCTGATAATGCATCCCAAGCAGTTTGTGCTGCTTCGATTTCACCAGTAACGATAGCTTGTGCTTCTTCTTTTGTCTTAATTGCACCTGCTACTTTACCGATCCATTGATCACCGTAAAGATTATCGCCTACAACCCATACTTCACCAGGATGTCCTGAAAGGTGAAACTGTTTTCTCTCTTCGTGAGTGAAAAAGTTTTTACCCCAGTTAGTCGCTGTACAGTATTTATATGCCATAGTTGCTTCCTCCTTTTTCTTGTTTATATTTCATTATTAACTTGTTGTCACTGTTTTAATTTCAAATTCTGCTGCGTTCCATTCTTCTGTTGTCGTTGATCCGCTAGTTCCTGATGTAGATCCACCTTGAAGTATGCCATTTGTGGAAGATCCTGAAGCACTTCCATTATATCTACCTGTTGCTAGATCTGCAATTTCAGTCCAAGAAGTTCCGTCCCAAGATTCTGTGTTTCCAGTATATGGACTTCTACCCCCTGAAATTATTGCAGCGGTATTAACAGCTCCAAATCCCATTCTGCCTTCTCTTGATGTATTTAAATTTGTTGTTTCTGTCCAAGAAGTTCCGTCCCAAAGTTCAACATCAGCAGTGTAACCACTTCCAGGGTGTCCTCCTGCGCCTAAAGCAGATGTTGTAATTCCTGCTCCTGCTATCTGTGTTCTACCTGTATTTAATTCATTTACTTCTGTCCAACTTGAACCATTCCATATTTCTGTTTTATCTCTATGAGTTGTCCACGGAGGAGGTCCTTCGCCAGCAAAAAACATACCCGAAGTAGCTGAAGCTCCAGCTGAACCACCTTGAAGTCTAGATACATTTACGTCTGAAATTTCTGTCCAACTTGTTCCATTCCAAGATTCTGCTTTAGCAATATAGGTTGTTGTATAACCAGCTATACTTAATGCTGAATTATATGCTCCTGATCCTGCATTTAATCTAGTAGAATTATTTAATTCATTAACTTCTGTCCAAGATGTACCATTATAGGTTTCTGATTGTGTGCCTCCTGCTGGCGGACCACCGCCACCAACAACTGCTGCGGTAGAATTTCCACCTGCCATTGTCTGTGCTCTTGTTGTATTCATAGCACCACCAGATGACCAAGAACCAATAGGCGCTCCACCTGTGCCTATAGTTTTAAATTGTCCTGTTGAGGAATTGTAATAAAAATCTCCAGTTTGTGCCTCAGTTGGTGATGGATCGTCCGTACGGGTTTGTACTTGAAAACCCTTTATACCTTTATACTCAGCCATTATTATTTATCCTTTAATAGCCAACCTTGAGTAGAGTCTACGTAAACTAATGTAAAACCAGCTCTTTCAGTTGACACTGTCAAATCTGCTGCAGCACCCTGTATATTGTGTGAGTTTCTTCCAATAGTTAAATTATTTGTATCAAATGTACCTGCATAATCTATAAAAGTTATTTCATCACCAATTGTTGCTGATCCAGGTAATGTTGCTGTAAACGCTGCTGATGTTGTATTACAAAAATATCCTTCTCCTGCTACTGCAGTGAATCCTGAAGTTTTTACAGCTTGGTATGAAGTGCCACCTGATACTTCAGCAAAAGATAGTTGACCAACTGCCGTTGTACCTGAACCTGTAATACTAGCTACTTTTAAAAATCTATCTGCTGTAACATTTCCTGTTGGAAATTTAAGTGTATAACTCTGAGATGAACTATGTGGAGGTGACTGTAGTTTAATTCCGTGAGAATTAGATTCACAGTTAAGAACAAGAGTACCTGGGTTTGTATTACCACCAACAACTACTTCACCAGTTCCATTTGGTGTAGCTGTGATTGCACCATTAGCACCATCTGTAATTGTAATTGTACCTGAGTTTGTGCCACCATTTGTATCTAAAGTTAAATCATAAGCACCACTTGACGTAAGAGTTGCTGTTGCAGCTCCTGTACCAATTTGTACTTCACCAGTTCCTTTTGGTCTTAACTCTAAATTAATATTAGAATCATCTCCAACCGCACCAATCTCTGGTCCTGATCCTGTTGCAGCATTTGTTATATCAATGTGGTTGACTGCAGATCCAGTTGTTTCAAAAATTAATTGTTCGTTTCCATTTTCATCTCTGATACCGTGAGCATCATCGAAGTCTATCATAAAAGAGTTAGTATCTAAATTACCACCTAATTGTGGGGATGTGTCATCCACGAGATCACTTGCTAGTGATATTGTAGAAATATTTGGATTAGTACCATCATCTGCTTTTGCATATGCAATTACAGTCTTACCATTTGTAACTGTAGCAGAAGTACCTGTACCTGTTGCATATTTAAATACAACATTTTGAGATCCAGAAGTTGCATTTTTTAAGAAATAAAAGTTTTGTACATCTAAAGGTATTGTAACATTTCTAGATGCTGTAAGTGATCCTGTAAATTCTATAATTCTATGAGAAAGAGTAGCTCCTGTTGATCCATCAGATACAGTAAGCGCTGTATCTGCACCATCAGTTACCGCTTGTGTTGTATAACCTCCAGATATCTGTTCGACAATCTGTAAGTTTGTATTAGTTTTTGTTCCCCATGTTCCGGCATTTTCACCGGTTGCTTGAAGTTCTACACCTAAAGGTGTGTATGTTGATGCCATAAAAAATTCTCCTACGCTGCTACATCGTTATAACTTGTATTTGATCCAGTTGCAACATTCGAATATGAAGAATTCGAACCCGTTGAAATATTACTATACGATGTATTAGAACCAGTGTCAACATCGCCATAAGCAAATATGTCTACAGTTCCTACACTAAACGTTGAAGATAGTCCAGTTAATCCTACCGTAATATCTGTTAGTGAAATTGTTCCTAAACTAGCACTAAATGATAGTCCTGTTAATCCTAAACCTTCTTCTACAGTTAAAGATCCTACACTAGATGTTATTGTTTGAGCTGTAGGTTGAATTAATGCTCCTCCTAATCCAACAATAGAACCCAATGTTGAAGTCATTGATAGTCCAGATATTTGAACTGTATCGTTAGGAATAACTACAGAACCTAAAGTAAATGTTGCTTCAATACCTGTTAAGTCTGCTTCTTGTGAAGAAGTTCCAGTTGCAGTGCCTTGTGTTAAAGTTATTTCTTGACCAGAAACAATTACTGTATCGTTTGGAGCAAATGCTGTACCTTGAGATAAAGTTAAATCAAGACCTGTCATTCCAACAGTCATATCAGCTACGACTGGTGTGCCTAAAACAGATGTAATTTCTTGGCCTGTTAGACCCATAGTTACATCGTTAACTGTTAAAGAACCTACAGATGCAGAAAAAGATACACCATCTATATTAACAGGAACAAAAGCTTCTCCCTGTGATAATGTTATTTCAAAACTTGTAGGTGTTATTACTTGATCAGGAACATCAACTGTACCAATGCTAGTTGTAAGTTGTATACCTGTTAAAGAAACTGAAACTGTTTGATCAGAAAGATCGCCCCAGCCGCCATCGCCGCTCCATTGTTGGGCACCCCATCCTGTTTTTAAAGTTGTAGATTGGTTCCAATTAGCCTGTCCCCAGGTGAATCGTCCCCATCCTGAAGTTGTCGACATGGTCGACCTCCTATGCTAATCTGATTATTGCTGCTGTCGCGTCGTTTGTAGGAAACTCAATTTTAAAAGTTCCATTACTTGCTGTTTTGTCACCACCGAAAGCAATAATCGCTACAGAATCTGTTGTACCTGTGCTTGTTCCTGTAGTTGTATTATAAATCATTGCACCGTTTGCAGTAAAAGAAGCTGAAGTGTATGTAACATCACTAAAATCTGTGAATGCTGTAGTTCCTGTTAAACCAACTCCTGATCTTGTAAGAGTTGCACCTCCAGCTGTATAAGCTGTTCCTGATGTGTTTGTAATTTCTTCTGAAGTTGAATAATCTGTTGTTGCTGCACCCAAAGAAGCATCACTATCAAACAATGCTAATTTAAAAGTATCACCACCTGATGATGCAAAATTGTGTTTACCTTGTAAAAGTTCTTGTTTAAAACTTGAACATATTGCCGATGTTATTGCCATAATTTATCTCCTACGGGTTTGCTGAGTTTACTGGTATTCTAACTGCTCCGTCTGTGTAGTCGTCTCTTCGTCTTCTACCAACTTGCTCGTTAGCAAACTTCTGTACCTCTTGTTTATACTTATTTTCATATAGTGTCAACATGTCTATAGGACCTTTTAAAAAACCATAAGTTTCTGACAGACAACAATATAATAGTCCATTAGGAAAATTAAGACTAATATAATTAGTTTGATTGCTAGACTCTAAAGTGTCTGGCATTTTATTATAATGAACTCTAAATTTATAGGTGGTATTTGGCACTGGTGAAAAAGCTATTCTTCCAGATGTAGTATCTGTATTACCCGTTCCACCACCATACATAGCGTAATATTTAGGTTTACCTTGAGCTTCAGATGTTCCTGTTACATCTTGATATTCCTGCAAGTAGGTATAATCTTTTTTCTCTAACCAAACATTAGCTCCAGTAATCACAGAACTTGAATCATAAACCTGTATACCTCTAATAAATAAGGCTCCTGCAGGAGCATTGATAGACTCTTGGCCAGCAACTAAATTACCTGTTTGCTGTCTTCTCTCTGCATCAATAGGTACATCTCTAAATATTCTATATTGTGAGTTTAAAATTATATTTTCTAAAACAGCAGTTGTTAAAACATTAGAATCTGTTTCTGTGTAGCTTCTAATATTTGTAACTAAATCATTATAACTTAATCCAGCCATTATTATCCCTTATGTTTTTTTAAAATTTTTTGTTGCTTAGCTGTTAACTCAACAACTTCTTTTTGTCTTGTAGGTTTAAATATACCTTTGATCCAATTTAAAATTTTTTTAATCATCCTTCAATAGTAATAGGCCCAACGGAACAACCGTAGCCTCCTCCTTTTATACCACCAGTTGTAGCAGTATCTGAGTTAACTGTAAAGAAGAAGAAATTTGAAACTAAAAAGTCAGTTGTACCTCTTCCTGGATTTCCGTCTCCTGTATCAGGAATATATTTTCCTGTTGTAACAGCATATCCTGAACCTTGTCCTATTTGTGCACCTGTTATTCCATCAAAGTTAGGAATTGTTGCATAAGCAAAAACAGGATTACCAGCTGCACCACCATTTGGATTATAGGGTGTACCTGTACCAGGTGATATTGTAGGTGGTCCTCTAAATAAATATGTTGTTCCATTTGTTAAACCATGTCCAGGTGAATAGACATTTATAATTCCAGAACCCGCAGCATAAGTTTCAAAACCATTCTCTGCTATTAAAACAGTTGTAACTGGTTCTGTTCTATCACTTCTTACATTTCTTAAAGCAATACCATCTGCAGAAAGAGGTTTTGGTTCTAGCTGTGGCTGCTTTGGTTCAAATTCAGAAACATGTACAAACGCACCATTCCATTCTCTAACCATTTCTCTGTATGGAAACTCCATACCAGATCGATCAGAAATTGCTTTTGCATGTTTTCCTGTTGCGTATTTTGCCATTATGTTCCTGGGTAATAAGCTTTTGGTGTAATATATGTACTAGAAGCCGAACCATCTTCTGCAAGAGCTCTTTGTAATTCATCTTCATAATATAATTTCATTTGTTGAACTAATTGTGGTTGAAATTTTTGTGCCAGATAAAAAGCTAAACCTGCAACCATACAAGGTACAAATCTAAATGGTACATCAGATGCATTTGTATAATCTCCTGCATCTTGAATTCTTTTTATATAATAGAAATGCATATCTTTAGATGCATTTGTAGAATCAGGTGTTGGATAAATACTAATACTAACATGGTCAATAAATCTTTGTACCCAATATTGATTAGGAGTTCCTTTAGATAACTTATTAGAAAAACCTGCATAAGAAGATCTATCTACTTTTGTCATCGGACTATCTGATTGAGTTGTTTGAGTTCTATTAGATCTTAATTGTGCTTCAAGGACATCGGACATTCCATAAATACCATTTGGATTTGATGTAGCACTTGTGCCATCATCACTTGATCTAAAAAATTTATATTCAGCTTGTCCTTCAACTAAATCAAGATCAAGTTCATCTATTTCCCAATAATGAATACCTCTATTACCCCATTCTTGAAATAAGATATTAAGAGATCGTCTTGCAGATTTAAGTTGATAGCCTGCAACGTTCTGTAATCCAATACGTTCAAATGCGTCTTCTACTATTTCATCAATAGCAAAAGTTTTATCGAACGTTGTAGTGCCCGAGGTAGTATTAGCCATTTAACCTCCTAGCCAGTATATCCAATAGTAACTGATGTTGTATTGGTTAAATCTAAATATATTCCAGTTCTACATCTAATACCACTTCCTGGTACATAAATGTCTAACCCTTCAGTTCCACAATTACCTTCGAATACTAAAGCTCCAGAATTATCAGTTCCATCATAAAGTTTGATGTTACTGTTAGCTACGCCTTCAACTTGAATATAAGTTATTCTAGCTGGTCCAATAAATGAACCTGAAGCGTCTGTTGCTTTACCAAATCTACCGTCAGAAGTTCTGCATGAAAACTGTTGATCTGATGTTGCCATATTTGTTTCTCCTTAAAATTAATATGTGGGGCCGAAGCCCCACATTAATTATTTATTACGCGTCTGCGTATGGTGTTACTATTGTACCTGATCCAATCAATAAAGAATTGTGAACCATGTATGTAGCAGTATCAATCGCTGTGAAAGATATAACGCTACCAACGATTCCACCTTTTGTAGAACCATTCATAGTTATAACATCATTAGTTGCGCCTGGAACGAAAGCTTTTTTCGAACCGTCATCAACACCAATCATGATAGCACCTTTAAATTTATCAGTACCATCAGTTAAGATGTCCATATCAGTTGCAGCTGTTTCAACAAAAAATGTAAAAGTTGCACCGATGTTGTTTAGATTGTTAAAGTCATTATCACCTGCTGATGCGCCATTTGCATTTACATTGATTGAAGGTAAAGTAAATTTACCGTCAGCATCATTGCAAAGTAAAATTCTACCCGCATGTGCAGCAACTGTTAATGTTGTGT